ATGTTAATAACTATTATCATATCAATCGAATACTACGGTTTTTGTATATTAAAAGATAAACAAAATGGTGAGGGGCATTTTACAGAATTAAGTGATAAACTCAACTTAAACTGGGATTACATTTTTGCACTATTATTGTTAATATCATTTGTAAAAATTGTTTTTGTTTTTTCAGAAGGAGGTATGCGCACGTTTACATCTTTGGCGTAAGCAGGACTTCGATGAAATCGTAAATGTTCTGTTTCTTCGCTAATGTTAAATATCGGTCTTCCTGAACCATAAAATATATTGAACTGTTTTCTTCTCCATATTTCGTGCTTTTTTGCGATACTATCAGCATCAAATATATAATTTAGTTGATGTGAATTCATCGTTGGGTGTATATTATATTTACACAAATTATATAAATGTTTTTCACTATACAGTATAACAATGGACAAGGACGCCAAAATAAAGGAGCTAGAGGAAGAGGTTTTGTCTCTAAAAACACAATTACAGTCCACAGAGGAACGATTGAATAAATATTTATCGCATAACAAAAAATATTATGAAAATAATAAAGAAGTGCATAAAAAGCGCGTGAAGGATTACATACAAAAAACGAATTATACGCCTACTCCAGAAAAAAAGAAGGAATATGCTAGAACTGCCTATTTGAAAAAAAAAGAAAAATTGAAAGGAGAACAGGAAAATTTGGAAGAGACCATTTAGGAATTTATACAATTACATTGTTAATTATATAAAACAAAGTATATAGAATATATAAATGGGAGGACCAACACCAAAATGCGAACATGGTGGACGAAAATATGACTGTATCGCATGTAAAGGAACTGGAATATGCTTTGATGAAACACATAATGATACACCGCGAAGAAAAGGTAGATGTAAAATGTGTAACGGTAATAGTATATGCCCCCACGGTAGCGACAAAAACAATTGTGTGCCCTGCGGTGGTATGTCGATTTGTGAACATGGAAAACGAAGAAGACGATGCGTCGAGTGTTTTGGTTCAGCAATTTGTGAGCATAACAAGAATCGACAAAATTGTCTAGAATGTGGGGGAAATATGTTTTGTATCCATGACAAAAAGAAATCTCGATGTAAAATCTGTGATGGGTCTGATCTCTGCAAGGCTCCTCATTGTGAGACACGGGGAATTATAAAATACGACGGGTATTGTTTACCCTGTTGTATTCATTACTGCCCTGAAATCCAAGTATCGCGTAATTTCAAAACGAAAGAGAATGATGTGGTTCAACGTGTTCTTGAAAAATATCCAGATTTTAATTGGATTGCAGATAAGAAGATACAAGATGGTTGTTCAAAAAGACGACCCGATTTGCTTTTAGATTTTGGAAGTCATGTAATCATCGTTGAAGTCGATGAGAATAAACATACTACCTATGATTGTTCGTGTCAGAACAAACGGTTGATGGAAATTTCACAAGATATAGGACATAAACCGGTCGTATTCATTCGATTTAATCCCGACGCATATATGAACCAAGAAGGAAAAAAAGTAACATCGTGTTGGCGAATTAACGGGTACGGTGTATTGGATATATCAAAAAGTAAACATGATGAATGGCACACGCGAATAGATATGTTACTTCAACAACTTGAATATTGGATAAATAATATTCCCCGCAAAACGGTAGAAATTGTGGAATTGTTCTATTGAATTTGTATAATTACTAGATTTTGATTATACAAATATTACATTTTTAACACAGAGTTAAAATACACACACACCATAATGCAGTGAATTTAATTGGAATACGCGACACCGGCCATGCCTGACATTACTCTCAACACGTTGTAACTGGTAGCATAAACACGGACCTTAGCAGTGGCTGTTCCACCGACAGTGGCGGAGGAAAGAACCAATTGAAGGGTGGCGTTATCAATACGGGAGAAATTGCAACTTCCGGAAGGTTGGTGTTCCTCAGGGCGAAGAGCGAATGAGTAACAGTTGATACCGGTGTCGGGGCTACGGGTGTGGTGTTGGAAAGGTTGGACAACATCGAAGTAGGAACCCTCACGCTCGGAGAAACGGTCTTGACCGTTAAGTTGGAGCTTAGCAGTGACGACAGGATTCTCACCCCAGCAATGCATGTCGAGGGCGGTCTCGGCAAGAACAAATGTTCCGGCATCAGAGACATAGGAACCCTCGGTGGCGGTGCCGTATTCAACGGGACCGGAACCAGCCTCGGCAGTGAACATGTTAGGGCTAGCCATGCTGGGGTTATTTTGACCCCATTGCTCGCCAGCGGCTCCTCCTATGGCTCCGGGGTCTTGGAAGAGACCACCAGAGGTGATGAAGGCGTTAGCACCGGAGGTCTCAGCGGGACCACCGAAAGCATGGACAGCGTTGGGAAGGGCATCAATGGCGTCAGTGTAGTTGAAAGGTTGGGCACCAAGAGTCTTGTAAAGTGTCTGGCCACCCTCTAAGGAAGAGCAGTAGTCGACGTTAGCATCAGGTTGCACAACCCAAACAAGCTCCTTGCAAGGGTGGTTGAAGTTGAGCTTGATCTTGTTACTGGAAGAACCAACGGATTCATCACCAGTGAACTGAAGTTGCTCAATGAGATACTCGTGGGGGTTCTGGGCCATCTTTCTGCGCTCATCGGTATCAAGGAAGATATAGTCGATGTAGAGAGAGGCAGCAACAAGGGATTGCTGGTAGGCAGCGGAAACAGAGGCTGTTCCGGAAGTGGAACCAAGGGTGTTCACAGCCCACAAGCACTCACCAATAGGACGGAAGTCAATGTTGATCTTGACCTCGTGGTATTGAAGGGCGATAAGGGGAAGAGCAAGTCCAGGGTTTCTGCAGAACCAGAAAAGAAGGGGGATGTAAAGGGTGGTCTCAGGAAGGGCATTACGGGGAGCGCAAACCTGGGAAGGACCTCCAGAGGCGGAACAAGGACCAGACACATTGGCGAATGTGGGATCAGTGATGTAGGTAAGCTGGGTGGTGTTACCAATCATCTGTTGGTAACCACGTTGTTGCTCAGCAGACATGGTAAGTTGGTTCCAGACGTGCATCCAGTCACCATATTGACGGTCAATACGTTGACCACCAATCTCGACCTCAACTTGAGCGATAAGTTGCTCACCGATGAAATCCAACCAACGGGCATAGACACCCTCGGCACCAGAGGCCTTCATGCTCTGGTTGATCTCAGGAAGTGTGACCTGAAGGTATGTGCGGTAGCACAAATCACCATTACGGCTGATTGTGCATGTAACACGGCGACCGAAATCGGCTTGACCAGAAAATGTCTGCTCAATAGACTCCATTGCGAAGTTGGTGTGGCGTCTGTAGGACACCTTCCAGAAAGTAATCTCGGGGGTTCCGGTAAGGAAAACGTCTTGTGCGCCATAGGCGACGAGTTGCATGAGTGCTCCAGCCATTGTCTCTTTATACTCTTGTTCTAGAAAATAATTTCGGAAAAAGGGATTTAATTCATTTTAAATCGTTTTATTGTTAAATGTTTATAATTACAGATTTTTTCATTTTATATGACCATTATTAGTGAACCATTTTATCTATAAATGGACATATTTACTCTTTTTGGGTTGTCTATCTTTTTAATCCCTTTTTGCTAAACTATTTTGACTCGAGCGTGGTCTAAAGTCAATATGCCTTTTTTTTGCAGATGACTGCATAATACCTTTTTCAGAAAGGGTTTATAGTCATAATGCACTCGGGTATCGAGCGATACTTGAATCGTTTTGAGATTATTTATAAATAGTCTCAAACCCACAATTCGTTATTTTTTTTGTAGAATGTCCATATCAAAGTTGGTTTGGATGAAAGTTTCCAAGTAATTCTCTCTAAATATTTCTCGTTTATTTTCATGCTTTTTTGTGAAAATATATTCGTCCTCTACTTTTTTTATTGCCCAACCTTTTTCTAGAGCATTCATCACGAACACCATACGTTTCAAATGTTTGGAATTTATTTTTGTGGTTTCGGGTATGTCTATATGAATATCGGTTGATTCAGACATTGTATATATTGAAAGAGATACTTAATAATGACGCTTTCTGCGCGTTTTGTTCTTCTTCGAACGATTCGCGTTTTTGGTTTTCTTTTTATGGGCAGTTTTGGTTACATATCGCTTTTTCTTGGTTCTTTTTGTTTGGATACGGCGCTTTTTACGGGTTTTTCGTCCGCCACTGGATGTGTATTTAACGTCAATATTTTTTGCCGTTAAGCTCGCTAAAAATTGGTGCACTCTAGCTCTGATACTAATTCGTGATGTTCTATCACCATCCGTCTCATCTTTGCCATCGGTAAGGTCTTCAAATACAGGTTCCATTAAGCCATATGATGATATTTTTGTAGCAATATCGAATCTGTTGAGCGCAATTTGGTATAAATTTTTATCAGCATCATTAATAACCGCATTATTAGAAGTTGATATGTATTCTATAAATTGTAAAAATTCTTCAATTTTTTTGGGTGTTTCGACATCTATGTTTGAAAAAAAATGTGTAATTTGTGTTGTAACCTGTGTTTTGTTGTTGGCGAACAACCTCGTATACCCTTCTGTATAAAATTTATTTGGTCTGATATGTTCTACATCAGTGTCGTTTTTTATATCCGATATATTGTTGAAGTTTTCAATTACCTTACTATCATTAAACTCACCATGAGTGAATATTTCATCTAACATATATTTTATATTCGAATCCTTAAATTTGTTTTTTCCACTATCACCAACTTTCATTGCTTTAAGAACGTCATTCGTGTTTAGGCCGTTAAATATTTTATCTTTAACAAATGTAATCGCTCTATTCAAATATACTTTTTCCTCATTGTATTTATCTGTAAACTCTTGTTGAGATATTGTATTATCCATTTCTATTAATTTTAATCTATTTGCTAGAATTTTCTCCATATTATAATTTGTTTTAGGCTGTTGATCTTCACGCGAGAGAGCTACTTCGGAGTCGCCGTAAATCTCTTCTAACGCACGTATTGAACTGCGTATATATTGACGCTCCGTTTTTTCTATAGCATCACCAGCATCATCAGCAGCAGTCAAGTCATTATTGACATAAGTCTCATTTAATTTTGCATTTGTTAATGCATCCATTAATAAATTTCCCGATTCAATTATATCGTTTTTGTCCTCCTCGGTTAATGCGCCACCAAATTGTATATTTCCTCCACCTTTCATTGTATCAACAGGGTTTTTATCATAAATTTTAAAACAATTTGTTAACAATGTTTCCATTCTACTAATAATAGAACCAACCTTTCCTGGTATTGTATCGCCTTTCCCTTTTGAATTACTTCTCCAGTTTTCTTCTCGAGTTTCTCTGAATGCTGCAATTTTGGCTTCATCTTTACCACCGTATAATGTAAATGTATACATGTGTGCATTTATAATTTTTTTGAATATTTTTTTGAAATTATTTATGTCGGCGGCACCAGGGAATAATTTTGGAAAATCCCCATAGTCCGTATCAGTCTCTTTGTTTGCTGTAATATAATATTCAACTAATAAATTTATAGTTTCATACATTAAGTCGAATTGTGTAATAATAGCCGTTTCTGCAACACTTTTTTTATCCTTATTATAAGCTATCATTACGCTTAACCAATTTGTGTGTCCTGCTCCACGATTACCGCCGAAATATGCGAGTAAATTACTTAAACTGTTTCCGCCACTAGCACTAGCATCAAATATTTTTTTTTCATTGTCTTCAAGTTTCTTTTGTAAAATTTTAATATTATACTCATTTAAAAATGTTTTTACATTATCTTGTTTTATGAATGTATTATACGAAGTTATTAATGCCTTTGCTTCATCGGGTGTTAGTGCTGCTTCTGGTGTTGCTGCTGAATCAAAGATTTTACGTATATCATTAAATTTCTGTATGACTGTATCATTAGTAATAGTTGCAAAATCGTCTGCTTTTACAATATCTCTTTGTGCTGCTATTAGTAAATCTGATTTAGCTTTCATTTTATCCGCTAATCCTTTGACCATACTTATAAATGTGGAGGTTGGGTCCCATTGAATATATAATGCCGCGTGTCGAGCCCCTTTATTTTCAGACCCGTTTCCCTTGAAATTTTCAATAAATACATTATTAAATGAAGAATATACGTTTTTTTGAGCAGCTATTAATCGTGCAGCAAGAGGGCGTTCTGAAATAGCATATATTATTTCGTAATTAAGCGCTTCACCCAATGCAGCAACAGTATCAGCAGCAGTAGATGCTTTTTTTATTGCTTCCATAATTACACCAAACACAATATGTGCCGAGTCACCTGAAAATTTTAATGCAGCCCAACCATAACCCTTATAATCATTTACAGCCATTAAAGAAAATAATTTATTAATTTCATTCATGGCCGCAATTTTTGTAGCATCACCTGTTTTCTTGGAACGACCTGGAAATATTAACTTTAAGAATGAACTCATACAGGTAGCAGCCATTGTTTGTGACGTTACATATTCTACACCACCGCTCAAAGTAGATGTTCTATCTATGATAGTTGTTCCAAAACCTTCCGTATTATAACGTGTATAAATTTGAGTACACATCTCTTTAATATAGCGTAACCAACCTACATGGGTGCCTTTTAATATATTTGTCGCATTACTGACCTGATAGTAAATATAAGGGTTTGATATATATCCATCTGCTGTAGTTGCGAAAGAATCAAATCGAATTTGGGTTAAATGGTTTAATGCAGAAATATAGCCAGTTCTATAGGTGTCATTATTCTTAAAAAATTCATCAGAATCAACACATTTATGACAATATATCATTAAATGACACCATAAAAAGTTAATATTTACTGTGTTAATAACAAAAATATCATTTGGTGTTAGCAAAGTAGAAGCATTTGGAGTATTTATCGAAGCCTTCACTTTTTCGATAATTGCAGTCATATCGTCAACGACATTGGAGTTTTTATAAACATTTGTTATATATACAAACCATAACAAATCATAATTAAAATAAGCGGTAAATTTTAAAAATTGGCTGTTTATTTGTCTTGCTAATTGCTGACCAATACCACCGGCAACAGTGCCATCTTTAACAATTTTAATCGGATTTATTAATCTAATAGTATTACGCCCATTATGATAATCTATAAAAGATTTTAATGATGCTCCTGCTTGGTCAAATATGTTATTTAGTCCCGGAACCCAAGAACCATCAAAACAATCTCGAATAAAACAATTTTTCATATTATTTGGAATATCATATGGCACCGTTTCTAGGTTTAATTCTTTCTGCCCGAAGTCCTGGGGGATACTATCTTGTTTTGTAAATTCAATACAAATTCCCACATTAGATAATTCGGTCGTAATATTAGGATTATCTGCATTATTTAATACCTTAGTCTCTTTGAGCATATTATTTTCCACTGAATTTGAAGTTACACAGAGAGGTGATAAACCGTCATGTGTATTGTCTGCTAATAGAGTCGAAAACCTCTTATTAGTTGCGTCTCCGTATTTTGCTGTCATATCTGCATCACGATTCGTATAAGTATATTTACCAGGAGCAATTTTATTATATTCATTCGTGTCTATTGATGTATTATTACAAACATTAGGTTCAAACACAATCTTTTCCATAATATTAAATGTTATAGATAATCTAGATACATTTTTCACAACGAATACGAATAAAAACTATTCTAAACCAGAAAATACATAAACAATATACATCAAAATCTCCATATTGTATTGAAAAATGTCCAAGAATGTTCAGCATAAACAAATGACGTCATTGGACGAAAAACATAGTGAATTACTAACGAAATTTCACGAAAATGAGACGATGCTCATTCCTAAATTGGTGAAAGAAATCGCTACCCTAAAATCACAATATCAATCCCTACCAAAGAGTCAAATCGAACTCAAATTAGATACCAAGGACCAAATACGAGAGAAAAAGTCCGAAATAAAACGCTTGAAAGAAGAAAAGAACAAATATCTTCTAGACAATTCCCAAGATATATTCGATTATTTCGAGCAAAAGAAGCAGATATCGTCAGGTGAACCGGCACAGAATGTAACCGTTCTCAATTCTTTTTTCAAGGTGAAATCGAAAGACCAGTCAATGACTGACCCAAATAAATATATGCTATCCAAAAGATTATACCAAGATTATTGGCGAAATGTAAATCGCGAGTTTACGAATCCCCAAGATTATATCATGTCGTGCGAACTGTGTATGGTTTGTAATAAAGGAGAGATGGTAGCACAAGATGAAGACGGTATTATGATATGCAATAACACTCAATGTGGACAATTCATCACTTATATTGTAGATAGTTCCAAGCCGAACAACAAAGACCCCCCAAACGAGGTATCTTATACGGCATATATCCGCCTAAACCATTTCAAAGAGATTTTATCGCAATTCCAAGCCAAGGAAACGACGCAAATACCGGAAGAAGTGATAGAAGCGATTCGGGCGCGAATCAAGAAAGAAAGAATAACCAATTTGAAATTAATCAATTACGACAAGATGCGCGAGATTTTGCGCAAATTAGGGCTGAACAAATATTTCGAACATATTCAATATATCAATTCCATTTTCGGCGTGAAACCACCCATTATGAATGAAGAATTGCATGAAACATTGTGTGTTCTCTTTATTGAGATTCAGAAGCCATGGGCTGTTCATTGTCCTGCGAATCGAACAAATTTCTTCAATTATACGTATACGTTGTATCAGCTCTGCACATTGTTAGACCAGACACAATATTTGCCGTATATACCAATGATGAAAGATAGAGAAAAACAGTTGGAGCAGGACATGATATGGAAGAAGGTGTGTGGCGATTTAGATTGGGAATTTTTCCCAACGGTTTAGGGGTGATTTCGATGATAATGTTCAATGTTATACCACCATTGAACATTATATGTATTTGAATAAATAATAATATTGTCGAACAAAATCTACTTGAAAAAACGTTGTTTATTGTCCATTTCATCAAAAAACACTCGTTGCCGACCAGTCATTTTTATAAAACTTCCATATTTATCCTTACACGTGTTTTCGTTGTTGCAACGAATTAAGTCGGCAATTGCTTTTTGATTATCCCAATCATTGTCTTCTAAGTATTTAAATGGAGCGTTCGTTGCTGGAAATAATTCATATTTGTATTTCCCTTTATTTTCCTGCAAAAGTTTTTGCATGGCTACATGCATCCATAAATAAGACGGTCCATTAACTTTTTCAGCATTACAATTGTCTAGTAAATAATTAATATAATCATCCCGGTTATCATAATTTTGCGATTCCATCAGTTCATTTTTCCAATCGGTAATCATAGTTGAATTGGGAGCTGTCGCAAAAAACCAGTTTTCTATAACGGGAGAATATGGTATATCATTATTTATCCAATAACCAACAAAATCTATTTGTTTTTCTTGTTGAATATCTAATATCCAATCATACGAATTATAACAAATAATAGACGCATCACTCCAAATACCACCATATTTTTCTATAATATGAAGTCGAATAATATCTGAAAAATGTCGAATATCATCGGCATGTTTTAAATTCTTAAAGTCAAAATCGGGTAAATATTTATCAATATTTTCTTTGTTTAAAATAACAATTTCGTAATCTGAATTATGTTTTCTCCAACTATCTATACATAGTTTTATTGTTTCTGTTAATTCGCCGTCCCAAAATGTCCATATTTTTTTGGGAATCTTATAGTTATTCATAAATTCTATTTGCGTTTCTTGTCTAAATAATATATACATAATTAAGCACGAAATCATTACTAATGCAATTAACATATATGTGTGTTTCGTTATTTTCATCCTATTTATATAACATTATAAAAATATAATTTGATTCCTCTATGAGAACGTCATGTGGTGTAACATCACGACCACTATTTATTTCCGAATGTGTGTTTTTATTTGTGTAATAATGAATAATTCGGTATTTTTTCTATTAATGAACTATTATATACTGCGTCTATGGTAACCAAAAACACAGAATTGTCTATATTTATCCATTTATGTGTATGTGATGGATTTGTAAATATACTAAAAAATTATCTGACTATTCATCTAGCAACGGTTATCGAGCGAGAAAGCGATTGTAATATAACATCATCGATTGAAGAATACCCCTTTTTACATATGGACATAACGCATCGCGAACTTGCGGGATGGGATTTGAAAATAATGATTCCGGTCCATGTAAATAGCCGCGCTATACTGAAAGAAAATTATGGTTGTTTTTATCATATCGTCAAACATGTGTATAGAGAGGCGTGGATAGCCGATTACATAAAAGACAAGATACATAGACTAATGCGAGACTGTTTTTACAGCAACGATTTTGTTGCGTTCACATCAACGTCAATTAAAGAAGTTCGGGTCAACAAAGCATGATTTATGTGACTGCTTTTTTTCAATGTATACTATAACTAACAATGTATTCAATATTTGCACACATTTCGGGGATAGCTATTTTAGAAATATGTTTCTTTTTCTTTTATGTGGGGCCAATGGAAACGAGAATGTTTGAAAAAACTGTAAAACAACTTACAAATGAACCGATTATTGATTTTAATCTTGCGATGATTGAATATCCAGATTACAAGGTTGATTTGCAAAAGTTTATATATATTGCGTTCAATGCAGGAAATCTGCAAATGACTTCGATAACAGATACAAGTGTTGACGATTTTTCAGAAAAAAATCAAGAAGAACTATTGTATGAAATGGAAGAATTGCGCGATAAAGGAATTGCACGT